TCAAGATATACAGAATCAATTTCTGCTGTGATGATTGTCAAAGTCTGGTTTGTCTCTGTAACGTCAATAAAAGGAATGACGTTAGATAGAGTTGAACGTCCAGCTGCTGTGTTTGTAAGAGTAACAACTGCTGGTTCGTTTGCTGTTGCAACTAGTGGGAAGTTGTAAGCCTGTGTGTCTGTGTAGACCACATCGTTTACTTCTTTCCAGTTCTGTGGCTTGTCAAGACGCTGAGCGAGCTTGTTTTCCCACAATGCCTGATAAATAATTGTATTTGCCATTATGTTTAATTAGTTTTAATAATCAAACAACTTAGATTAACCCCAAGATGGTTTTTTTGCGTGTCCCTTGTCAGATATAGCGTTCACTACTTCGGAACGTAATTTGAAATCTGATGGTAACTCGCCTGTTTGGTCAAACCTTGCAACTGCTGAGGCTATATCATTAACTTGATTGCCACCTCGTTTTGTTGCCATGGGTGTAGCACCTTTGACTTCTCTTGCTTGTGTATTAGCTGCTAACTTAGATATGACGTATTCATCTTTTAAGGCTTGCCTTATTGTCTCTCCCGTTCTTTGAACGTGTCTTGAGAGAATTTTGATATCGTCTTCTTCAGAAATGCCTTTTAAGTCAAGATAATCCAACTGTGTTTCATCTAAGTCGTTTGTTTTTGTTTTACTAGCGATACCTACTGCCCTTTTAGTGTCTGCAAGCTCCTGTTTAAGAAGTCTTGTTCGTTCTCGTTGTGCAATAGCTTTATCTCTAAGTGTCTGCGCTTCTGCTTTCCAATCCGTTGTATCTTCTTCTGTTTCAGAAATATCAAGAGTTTCCTCTATTTCAATTCCATCTTCATTTTCTGTTTCCATGTAATGATAAATAAGTTGTGCACTTTTTATTAAAAGATTTTGGATAAGAGTGATAACTTATTCCAATTTCCACACTTTTGTAAGGGAGTGATAACCCACACAGCTACTTGTAAACAACTGTGATGTCTGCTGCTGTTCCTCCAATAGTTGCAAATAATCCTGTTGTAAATGCAATTTCTAGCAAAAAGATAGTTCTGTCTGTGGCGTTAAAAGTTATTGTATTGCAAATAACAGTTCCTGTAGCTGTAAGTGAATCCCATAGTTTCAAAGTTCCTGATGTGTGTGAATTAACTATGATTCCTGAAACATAACCTGGACCAACTTTGATTGATGCTGATGCTGATAGATTTTTATATTTGTTAAACATTATTTTTAATTTATTTGTAAGTGTATTATATCACGATTTTACCTAGTCAACAATTATCTTGCCATATTTATTTTATCCTCTGAAATTTCTACTGTCTTATATGTTAGCACCTTCTTGAATGCACTCTGTACTTTGTTTTTACCTACTAATCTTGCTCTGAATATCTGCCCTAACACTTCATCTGTAACTCCTAAATCTGCTTGAGGTGTTTCTACCTCAAATTCATCAAGGATATGATTTTTAAGACAATCAAATAATGCTGGATTGTCTGCAATTACTCTTAAAATTTGTTTATCCATTTGCAATCATGTTATCCATCATTGGTTGTGGCGCTCCTTGTGGCAAAGTTTTCTGCACCTGTTCATCTGTTATTCCACTAAAGTCTGCTGGGTCTAGTCCTGATGATTCAAGTATATCGTTAAATATCTTGCCAATAGCAGGGATTTGTAAGACTGCTGGGTTTACAATAACTTGTCTAAAGATGTTTACGAGCTTGTCTGTTCTGCCTGATAGGTCTTTTGACTTACCCTTTACTGATACCTTGACTGCAAGTGGTGTGTCTTTGAACTCATTTTTTAATATCTCTATAAAGTGTTTAGTACCTTTGTCTCTGAATGTTTGCATTTCTAATTCTGTCATAAACTTCTGTTGTTCTGGTGTTACTGTCTCACCTTGCAATACTTTTTCTACTATCTTTTGGTTTGCTTCATAAGTTGCTACTTTTTTACCTACATACTGCAACTCATCAAGTGATAATTCAGATAGAAACTGCGTTCCCTCGCATATCTTTTTTATAATCATCGGGATATACACATCTCTGTATATTTCTTCTATGTGTTTTGCAAAGATACCTCGTCTGTATTCATGTAAGCCATAAGCTTCTCTTGTTACAAGTTCCTGTAATTTGAAAGGTGTGCCTGATGCTGGAGAATTACCCATGATTGAATCGTTTGCTGCACCCATTGTCTGTGCGTGTGCCTCCCACATAGCAACTGAATTATCAAATACTTGCAGGTTACGAGGAAATGTATCAACCTGACCTAAATCGCCATCGCCTACATCAAGGATTTCAAGGTTTGAAAGGTCACGCACCTTTTGTTTCTTTGCTAATAGTGAGCTGTTTGCTCCTGTTGCTTTTAGGATAGTCTTAGATGCCGCGTCAAGCATATCCTGAATACGAATCATGTCGTAGTTAATCCATACCTGTGCTTCAAATAGTTCTTCTGCACCTCCAAAACCTAATGCACGACCAAATACAGGGTCTCGCTTGATAAGTTTGAATGGTGACTTTGGTTCTGGTGCTGTGTAAAGAATAACACCTTGCTTGTCTGTGCTGTTTTTCTTTTGATAGAAAGCCACGATATACAACCGAGTTTCGTATTCCTCTGATGTGTCAAATGGGTCTGCAAACTTCTTTGGCAAGTTTCCATGAACCTCAAAAACTTCAACATATCTTCCTGTTGTTTTCTTTGATTTATCGTCTGATGCCTCGTTTGCTTTTTCTTCTCTTGATAGTGCAATCAAATCCTTTAATGAGATAGTTGCGCCATTCTTTTCATTACCCCAACCATACTGACCCATATCCATAAGTTGGTCTGGTGAGTAGTAGTGTCTTATTCCAATAGGTGCTGAAAGCATATCTGTCTGGTCACAAAATGCGAGTGTCTGCAATGGCACAACCTCACAAGCATAGGCAACTTCTTTTGATAGTCCTCCACCAAATAATATTCTTGATACATTTAACTCATCAAAGAAACTATCAAGGTTATATTCCTGCACAAATACATCATCGTGGTATTTTTTAACTAAGAATGATAGGTGAAACTTATCTGGGTTATCAATGTAAATCTGTACGTCTTTTAACTCAATATCTTCTGTTCGGTATTGTAGGTTTAGAATCGGTCTTGTGATGTTTTTTACAGGCTTAAAATCGTCTTTACCTGTCATCAACTGTGAGTTGTTGTATAAGTCTGATGTCTTAACGTGGTCATACATACACCAGTCGTACACATCATTCATAGGTATAGGCTTCTTATAGTTCTTTTCTTGCGTCGTAATATAATCAAATATATCTACATAGTTATTTATCATTTTGTTTTATGTCATAAATTATCCCTCTTGTTTCTAATAATAGTTTAGCGATTGATACTGCACTTTCTAATCCCGCAATTACCACTTCTGTTGGGTCAATTATATCGTCATTCATTTCAAACTCTCCCATATTTATCTTTAATTGCTTGTTAGGGTATTGCATAGCCAAGTTTAATATCTTGCTAGACGTATTCAATCCAGCAAGAGTTGTACCGGCACCTGCTACCACACCGCCTTTATATGCAACTTTGATAGCATTTGACGCATCTTCAACTTTGAATTGTAAAGCCTTAGCCTCGCTTTCTGTCTTAGCACCTACTCTGATGATAGCAACTGCATTTGTTAAATTAGCCACTCGTCTGTCGTTTATCTTGTCCTTTTTTAATTCCTCAATCACTTCACTTATTTCAATCTTATCTCCACCTCCGTCAATAATAGTTGTATCGTCTAATCTTGATACAACTTTCTTGGCAAAGCCAAAGTCTTTATCTTCAACTTTGGTGTCGGTAAGGACTTGTTTTGAACCTGTAAGTAGGCATATATCATTCATATCCTGCTCGTTTGCCTTGATAGCCACAAGTTTGAAACTACCTTTAATCTTATTTAGAATTGCTGTGGTAAGTGCTTCACCGCTAAAATCTTTACAAAAGACTACTAGGTTGCTCTTGCCACCTTTAAGTACCATTTCCATAACAGGCACAATCTCTGCGTTATTAAAAAAGCTCTTATCTGTTGTTAGAATTACTGCGTCCTCTATGACGCATTTATCCCCGTCATTAGCCATATAAGGCGATATAAAGCCACTTAGGGTCTTATAGCCTGTAACTATCTCACTTTCTATGTTTGCGCGCTGTGAGGCTTGAACGTCAATCAGTCCATTCTCACCTATTTCAAAGATAATTTCTGATAATAAGTTAGCTATCTCTGCATTATCAAATGATATTCTTGCTACTTTTTCTAAGTCTTCTTTTGTTTTAATGCTTCTGCTCTCTCCAATAATCATAGCAACTGCTTCTGTTAATCCTAGTTCAAGTTCCTTTACTATCTCTGGCTTAGTTTTATTACTCTTTTGCGCTTCCTTTAAGATAGCCTGTAAGAGTATCAGCGTTGATGTAGTTCCATCGCCCACTCGCTCGTTGGTTTTTACTGCTACCTCCCTGATAAGTTTCAAGACATAGTTCTCTGCTTCATCTTCAAGCTCTAAGTCTTTTGCTATCTGTACTCCGTCATCAAGGACTGATACGCCATATCCTTTACCGATAATAATCTTATTACCTGATGCACCATAAGTAGGTTTTACAAGTTCAACAAGGGTATCAACTGCGCTCATAATCGTATCAAATGCTTTTTCTTGTATTATTTTCATAGTATTCCTAAAATATTGCAATCACTTACCACATAATATAAATCACCATCAAGAGTTACTTCGTCATATCCAAACTTAGAGAATAAAACTCTGTCTCCTTCCTTTACGTCTTTATTGCCCACTATCACTTCACCAATAACAGGCTTTTCTTGTGTCTTGTCTGATAACAAAATACCACTAAATGTCTCTGTGGGTTTATCTTCTGGTTTAATCAATACTCTATCGTTTAATGGTTTGAACATATCTTATTTGTATTTTTTCTTTAGCGTTTTTTAATACTAGCAGGTTCTCAAACTTTCTTTTTCCAAAGTCTCCCAACATCTTCCAAGGTATGCCCCGAAACTTATCCTTGTTCATATCAACTAATACATATCTCATCGCAATAAATACTCAAATTGCTTTGCTAGGATAGGTTGTGAGATTTTACGAAATAGGTTTCTTACTTTTACAGGGTTCCAAGTTGCGTTCATAGACTTGCCATTGTAATTAAGTTCTATATATCCCTTAGTAAATATCTTAACAGGTGCTTCTATTGCTTTAAGTGCTACCAATGCTGTTTCACCTTCTCCTTTTAAGGTTACATTTCCTAGTCCAATGGTGATTGTAAATATTTTCTTTTTAGATTCTGGTTTAGATTCAATTTTCATCTCAACTTTAGGAATAATATCTACTACTTTTTTTGTTTTTTTAATTGGCATATAAATATATTATACCATAACTTTTAATTATCTAGCAGGGTTTTTGCGTTCAACTGGTCTATCATAAACAATATCAAAGTCTGCCACCTTGTTGTGCATTGATGCTATTGCATACGAGACTGCGTCCATAGCGTGAGACCATGTATGTTCTGGTGTGCCTTTAGGGTTTCCGTCTTTATCTTCTGCCCATCTGTAATTTTCATAAGCTTCCCACAAGTTTATGCTTCTCTTGGTAACGTATATCTTCTTCTGTGATGTTACTTTTATTCTAAATGACACGCTGTCTTTGCCTTTCTCACAACCTACGACGTTCACACCAAACTGTCGTTGCTCTGCAATGCTCTTAGGTTCTGCGCTGTCTGCTACTGTCTGTATTTCAGAATGTCTGCCTGTAACCTTTAAGGCTTGTTCTGCTAGGTATTCGTTGGTGAGTTCTGTTCCGTATGCTAACTCATCAAGCACATAACTTCCGTTCCAATAGTAAACTGCCACAAGTGATGCAGGGTCTGGAAACCAACCAAAGTCTTCACCAAGTTTAACCAAGCGCGCGCCCGTTGGTAAATTGTCTATCTGTTGCCAACCTGTATATATCTTTCCTCTTACTTCATCGGGTGATAAGCCTTCAATGACTTGCCAATAATAGCTTGGATTAGTGTATTTATACTGTCCGTATCTAAATACTGTTGATTCATCAAGGTTTGGTAAGTTCTCTCTATAAGTTCCACCGATGTAAATAGCATCTGTTATATCCTTTTTAATGCTTGGCATATAAAAACCTTGTGCATCTTCAACTGCTGTAAGGTCAAACCACTTCTTCATAATCCAATGGCTCTTAGGCGGTGTGTTTAATGTAAGGACAATAGTTATCTTACCTTTTACAGTTCGGAGTGTGTCGTCTAGTGTCCGAAACTCTGCTTCGCCAATTTCTTCTGCTTCTTCTATCCATACGAAGTTATATCCTGCTAAAGATTTCAGACGTGCTGTAAGTGAGCCTGAAGACGCTCTGAATCCATGAGCGCGCAAACTGTTCTGCCCACGTTCAATAAACATATCGTTGTCTGTAACATGAAACTGGTCATTGATACTTTGCTCGGTAAGTCTATCCATAATCTCACCCCAACAAGATGCGCGTATATCTTCTCTAGTAGCACGCATAATTGCACCTCGTGTGTATTCCTTTCCTAATAGTTTTGAGACTGCAAAGCGTGATGCTGTTCCTGAACGTCCATTACCTCGTCCACCCATAATAATTACATATCTTATATTAGAATCAGCTTCCCATATTTTTACATGAGACTCGTGGACTTCAAATGATACTTTTTTACTTCCTGACATTTATTTCAACACCTTCAATTTGAATAGCACCTCCGTTTTCTCCTGTTACTTCATTCAATCTAGGTAAGATGCTTCCTGCTAATCTTAGTATGACTGCTTTCTTAAAGTCTTCGTCATTTCCATTTAATGCTTTTTTAATTTCATTCAAAGTTAAAGTGCGAACCTCTCCTGCGAGTTCTCTATCATTAAATGATTTTCCTTTTTCTCCTTTTATTTTCATAGTCTAGTATGATTGACAATAGTTATTAAGTATGATGTTTTTAGCAATCCCACTTTCTTAGTGCTAAAGCCTTTCTAGTAGGTTTACCATTTTTTACCATAGCGCCTTTTACTCCTGACATTCTAGCGCAAAATGACTTTCTTCTGTTTGCGTCTTTAGGGCTTTTTGATGCTTGTTTAGCACTTACAGGTGCTT